CTCGATGTTGGGCTTGCGGTCGAGGTCCTGCTGGAGGCGGGCGCTGGCCTTGCGACGGCCTTGACGATCAGGTCCACCAAGGAGGGATTGATCTGTAAAGAGCTGGATGTGTGACGCGCGAGGAGGTTGGAATTGACCTGCGTCTTGAGGTCGACTCCGACTACCGCGGCATCTGAATTTGCCATTTTTTATATCCTACAATGTTGTAATTAGAAGTAAGTCTTAGGGTGAGAGGAAGGTGTAATCGAGACTCAGGTCCAAAGCAGTTTGATCAGCCACGTCGTAGGCCGGGATCGGCGTCTTGTCCGGCTGCGGGACGTGTGGCTCTCGGCCCTCGATGGTGAGGGGCGCCGCCTCCAGGAGGTCGTGCACGGACTCGGCGATTTCGTAACAGAGAAAATGATTTCCTTGCCCTGGCGGGAACGAGCTGTGAATGCGGATCTGCGCTCGAATCTCTGGGGTCGTGGTGCCATCGAGCGCCTGACTGCCTCTCGTTCTTGGCCTTGAGAGCACCACGTAGGGCGCCTCCGCGCCAGTCGGGCCGGCGCCGGTGTACACGGGGACCTCGCTTCCGTCATGGGTGAGGGGAGTCCCGTAACTATCCTCCCCCTGCAGGCGTTCATAAATCGCTGTAATTAGGTCTGTCTCAACCATTTCGGAGCCTCTCTACCGAATCGATAAACGAATCTTTTGCCGCGTCACTGAGAAAGAAAGTACCCTCGTAGTCGTACTCCCGTCCGCGGGAGTCCCGGCCGTGAAATCCATAATTGATCCGTGGAGCATAGTCCTTGTCGGAGCCGATGGAGTTGCCCCGGATCTCGATCGAGCGTTTGAGCGCCCCGGTCTGAACGGGGACCACCCTCTTGGCTTGCTTTTTCGCCTCTTCGAGGGCGCGTTGGCGTTCGTCTCGAAATGCCGACTCCAGCTCTTCAAAGTGTTCTTCCGGATCGGTGGAAGGTCCGTCAAAGTCGATCATTGGATCGGCCCTCCTGCATCGATTCGGGTTTCTCCACGCACAATACCACCGATGCCTGAACCGGACACGCCGTATTGATCGGCCAGTTTGTTGTAACTGGTGTCCTCCTGGTCGTAACGCCGCCGGACTTCCAACACCTCCGCGTCGCTGAGTTTAGCTTGGGAGTGGTTCTCACCTGCTCGCCGAGCCGCGAACGCCTCTTCTATACCATCCGGCATGGGGACGTGGGACCAACTGTGTCCCCGAAGCAATTTCTGGACGGTGTTGCCGCGGACACCCAGTTCGTCGCCTAAATCGGAAGCTGAGACGGTTTCGTCGTTTACGTACTTCCTCCGTGCCCACAACACCTTCTCCTCAGTTAAGATCGAGTTGGTTGCTTCACTGCCCTCCGGGGACCGATACTTCTTCGCACGAATGGCTTGGTCTAGGCCGTCCGGTACCGGCAAATGGGACCAGGTATCGCCTCGTACCACGCAGCCGATTGAGGCCGGCTCCATGTCGTACTCGTCCGCCAGATCAAATGTCGTAAGATCTTTTTCCTCAACGTATCTCCGTCGAATATCGAGAACGTCTTGTTCGGTGAGAGCCGTCTGTCCGCTAAGCTCTCCCCGAGCCGAGTTGGCCCGGTTGGTACGCTCTGCGGCCGCCTCCATCCCCTCCGGCATGGTTACGTGGGACCAAACTTCACCACGCAAAGCACCTTGTACTGTGCTTTCTACTGCATCATATTGGTCTGCCAGCTTACCGGCCGTCAGCTGGTCGTCTTCGACGTACCGCCGGCGCATTTCGAGCACCTCTTCATCGGTGAGTTCAGAACTGTGATGATCGCTTCCGTATGTGCCGTGCACGCCTTCACCTCCGGGCGTCTCGTTGTACCCACGCCCCTCGTAGGCCGCCCGCTTTGTAATCCAGTCCTTTTCGAGTTCTATTGCCTCTGTTTTTGATTCAGCCTGATCCAACCGCAAAATTGTAAACTCATCTCCACCGTACTTCCGGATGGCTCGTGGAAGTGCGTAGCTCGCCCCGCCCTGTGCGCGGGAGAGGTGCTGGCTCCAACGGATTGAAAGCGGTTGGCAAGTCATCCCCACATACTCTTTCCCGTTGACCTCATTCTTAATGAGGTAAATCTTGTATGCCATAGGATCTCTACAAAGAGATGAGTAGCGAGTCATCAATGTCTCTGACCTTGGCGACCGAGCCCTCATACTGGGCTCCATCATGTCGGTCGACCGTGATGGCGTCTCCAGGCTGGACGTCCCCCACGCCTTCCACATCTCTCACGTCCTCCTCGGCGAAGAAAATCAGGTCGCCGACCTCGTGAAGCTGCTGGAGCCTCTCTAAGCTCCGCCCCGACAGCTGCGCTCCGCCTCGGGCTTCGAGGATGGTCGTGCTGCCGGTCTGCTCAAAACCACTTGGGCCGCGGGTCCCTTCGGGTCGAGTCACGGTAGCCTTGGCGTTCGCGAAATAGCTCATAGCGAGAAGAGAACCGTTCGCTCATCGAAGGGCCGGCAGGGTGCGTACACTGAGCTCGGCAGATCCGTATCGTCGGAGAATGTCACAGACTTAGCACCCTGGCTTTTCCGCGTAAGGTGCTCCGCCTCATCGGGCCGGGAGGCCCAGTGCTCAACAATCTCCGCGATCGAGGCTCTGAGCGCGTCAAGCAGGCCCTCGTCCATCTCTTCCAGGTCGGGGTTCCCATCGTCGTCCTCGGCCCAGCCATCCAAGCTCACCTGCCAGCCGCCAAGGCCGTAGTTGCTGCGGGTTCGGTTTTCGCGGTAGTGATTGACCACCTTCCGCTCGGCTCGGTCGATCAGCAGGTCGAGCTCCTCGGCCTGGTACGCTCGATCAGTGAGGTAGGTGGTTTGCGAGTCCGGAATCAGGATGTCGGGCATTACGCAAAGATACCTTTGTGCGGTGAGTCCCAGGCGAGCTGTACCTCGTCTCCGTTCTGGGCCACGACGCGAAAGTCTTCCGTGACGCGCCTGGCCGTCATCGAGCCCGGCCGTGAGGTGGAGCTTAGCGTCTCGGCAGCCAAAGCGGGCGCCTCGTAGAGAACGGCCGCAGGCGCTTTTGCCGAAGCGGTGAGAGGCTGAGCCTCAAGGCGAGGGGCCATCTGGATCTTCGCCGCTGACGCCGAAGCGACCAGGCGCAGCGTGAGCGGGTGGGTTCGCTCCAAAAGCCCTTCGTGGAGCTCGGCCTCCGGGTCGGGGACCGACCAGTCGATGCGCACGTCAAAGTCGGCGGTGTCCATCGCAAGGAGCCTCTAATTACGAGGGATCTCGGATTTCGAGAATATCGACCGCGTCCTGATTGTAAGCCCGCCCCGTCTCATCGGCGGAGACGGCTATGTCCGATTGCGTTTCGAGCACGGCAATCAGGGTCGAGGTGTCGTCGTCGACGATCGCGAGGTGATCGACGGTGCCCGTCTCTTGAGGAACGAACTGCCTGAAATTGAACGCGAGACGCCGTCCGCTGGTGGTGCCATCGGCCTTCGCAAAGTCCGAGGGCGAGACGTCGTTGGCGTCCATCTTGTGGCCGCCGCCCGATTTGAGGGTCGTCGCTGCCGAGTAGCCTGTGGGCGAGCCGTCGCAGTACGTCACACCGGTCGCCTCGCCTATAATGTCATCGAGGGCGGCGTCGAGGACGTCGTCGTTTAAGAAGATGGGCATAGGCTAAGTCTAAAGTCTTAGTCGCTGCGGACAGGAAGCACTCGGACAGTCTCCGGCAGGCCGGTCGGGTAGACGATATCTCCGTTCTCTTCCCTGACCTCCACCTCGTAGACGCCCGGATCCACGTCGAACTGGACGTCGATATTTAAAGGCTGGCCCTGGTCTACCCCATTGGCCGAGCCGATGGGACGGACCTCGTCTCCGATCAAGTACACCCGCACTTTCGTCTCGGGCGCAATGTCGCGGGGCAACTCTGTGATCGTCACAGTGGTCTGGAGCCCCTCTCGAATCTGGAGGTCGTACGCCATGGGTCGGGTCCTAACTGTCGCTGTGTCCGAGCAAGTCCCGGGCGGGCCCTACCAAAACCGCCCGGGGACACTCGGAAACAGAACGTAGAGCGGGGTCCTGACGTGGACCCAGAACTGTAGATCTTTGAGGCCCAGGGCCAGGACGTCCGCTCTAAGAGGTGGATTTAGCTGGGGATGTCAGCTTCCAAATCGCCGTATGCGTCGGCGATCTGGACCTTGGACGAGAAGACCATCAGGCTCTTGAGAACGTCCCCATGGAAAGTGGCCTGCTCGCTATTTTGTACGAGCGCAACGCCGCTCATCTGAACCGCCAACGTGTGGGCGCTTCTGTGTCCGAAGGTCAGGTGCTGTTTGGAGCCAGCTTCCGGAATCCCAGTACTTTCGAAAAGGTCGAAACCCTGGTACCTTCCGATATATCCATCGGTTTCGATGTCACGGTTCTGATCGATCCGGTCGCCGGCGTCCTCCGAAAGCAGGTCCGCGTAGTGCGGAGAGAGGACCATGTAGCGCCCAGCGCGGGGCACGTCGTTGTCGCTCAAGGCCACCTTCGCGTCCCGGACTTTATCGGCGAAACCGCTCGGGGTGCTGGCCGTGGTCGAGAGGTCGATACCGGCTTGAGCGTGCTTGCCCAAGACGTGATCGTCCAATGCCTCTTCGCCAGCCTGTGCCTGCCGGCCTCTGAATTTGCGCTGCATGTCGACCTGGCTCTGGAACTCTTCGATCGACGGGATACCGACCGACAGGTCGCGCTCCTCATCGAGCGTCATCGTCTGGCTGTTGCCGGACGGAGACTGGATGTTGACGCTGTTGTCGGCGTTCTTGCCGGGCGCGGACAGGTCGTCGGCGGCGTAGAGCTCGACCGCACGGGCGCCTTCGATCGGAGTGTAGTCCTGATTGGTGATCTCGCGAGCGACCGTCGAGCGGTCCAGG